TAATTTCGGCCCGCCCTCGGCCTGCATCTCCAGCAGCCGGACCCGCACCTGGTGGAGCTGCTCCGCCAGCGCCTGATTCTGCTCGCGCATCGCGGCCGCCAGTGCCAGTTGATTGGCCTGCGCCGTCTGCGCCGCACGGTCCCGCGTCTGGCTGATCTTCTGTTCCAGGGCGAAGATAGCCTCCCGCCCCTGCACATATTCCAGCGTCCCTTGCGCGCGCGTGGTTTGCGCCGCGCGTTCCACCTCGATCTGACGGGTCAGTTCGGCGGTTTCGCGTTCGGTCGCCGCCTGTTGCAGTTGATCGAGTTGGGCGTAATAGTCCCGGGCGGACAGCTCCCGGTTCTGGTAGGCCGCCTCCAGCCGCGCCGTCGTCAGCGCGTCGGCCCGCGCCGAGGCCTCCACCGAGGCTTCGCGTTGGGTCGTCTCGAAGCGGGTGGTCTCCTCCGCCAGCCGCTCGCGCTCTTGCGCGGCCTCCCGCTGCCGCTCGAACTGGTCCCGCAGCCCCACGTTGTCGCCGTACTGCTCCAGCTTGCCCAGGACTCCGGGCACGTAGGCCTGAGTCTCTTTCGGGGCCCTCGCGAGCCAGTTGTCACCGTGCCGCATCACCAGGCCGGTCACGCCGTTGGCCTTGCGTTCGCTGCCTTCGCCCATGTTGTAGGCGGCAATGGCTTTTTGCAGATCGCCCTTGAACAAGGCTAGCAGGGTGCGGAAGTATTGGCCGGCGGCCTGGATCGACGCCTCCGCGTTGAACGGATCGCGCAGCCCGAAGCGTGCCGCCGTGCCCGGCATGAACTGCATCAACCCCTTCGCCCCCGCCGGGCTGATCGCGCGCGGATTGAAGCTGCTTTCGACATCCGCCACCGCCTTCAGCAGGCCGGGCGGCAGGCGGTATTGAGTCTCGGCGGCGGTGAACGTGGCGTCGTAGGGCGTGTCATGACCGCGCCCGGACCGGCCGGAACCCGCCGCGCCCGGAGGCGTCGCCGGAGCGCCCCGACGCTGACCGTCGAAATAGGGCTGTTGGGGTGGTTGCGATTGTCGGCGCGCGGCCAGCTCCTCCGGCGTGACCGCCTGATTGACCCCATACCGATCCATGTAGGCCTGCCGTTCGGCCAGTTGGGTGCTGGTACCGGCATTGGCTTGCAGGCTGAACAGTTCCCGGATGGCGGCGCCCGTCTTGGTGATGATATCCAGCAACAGCCCCCACCCCTGCAGCATCTTCCCCGGCAGGTACATGAGGGTCTCCATGTTCCTGGATATCAGCACGATGCCTTCGGCCAGGTCCCTGGATTTTCCGGTGGCTTGATCCGCCTCGCCAATATAGCGGGTCCATGCATTTGTAAGCTGCTGGATGGCTCCGCCGACGGTCGTCGGCAGCATGGCCGCTTCGCGTTTTAGCGTGTCCTGCTGGCTCAGGATCGCCCGAACCACCTTTTCAGACGTAAGCTCCTGAGCGTCCGCCATAGCCTTGAGCTCACCGACCGTCTTCCCCATCCCTTCGGCCAGCGCCCGCGCCAAGCGGGGAGCGCTTTCCATCACGGAGACAAACTCGTCGCCATTCAGCACGCCCTTGCCCAATGCCTGCCCGAATTGCTGCAAGGCCGAGGCGGACTCGCTCGCGCTGGCGCCCGATATCCGCAAGGCTTTGGCTACGCTATCGGTCAGGTTCAGGGCGTCCTGCTGGCTGCGCCCCAAGTCCCTCATGGACGTGGCCAAACGGGCATAGGTCTGCGCGGTTTCGGCCAGTGGGGTCATATTGCGCTGACTGATCGCGAAAAGCTCAGTCTGTGCGCGCATCAACTCCTGCGCCGTGCCCGACACCAGTTTCAACCGGGCATTCAGATTGGCGTAGGCGTCAGCGGTCTGCGCTAACTGGCTGAGTCGTGTCCAGGCCTGCTGCACGGCGAAGATACCCGCGGCCATCCTGGCCCATAGGCCAATGGTATCCGCCAGCCCGCGCGCCTGCTTTTGGGTCGCCTGGGTGGCGCCATCCAGCGACTGCGTCAGGCGTTGCGCCCCGGTACTGGCCTGGGCCAACTTATCGGTCCAGGCTTTGGCGGCCGTCTGCTGAGCGAACTGACTGTTGAGCTTCGCCCATCCCGCATGCAACTCGCCCAGGCTTTGCTTGAGCCGCTGCATGGACTCCACCGTCTGGCGGGAGTTGGTGGTAATCTCAATGCCGAGTTTTTGCGTCGTGTTCGCCATGTGTGTGCCTGATGTGATCGTTCCCACGCTTCGCGTGGGAATGCGTACCCTGACGCTCCCGCGTCACCCGATGTTGCGTTTAGGAGCGGGGGCGTTCGCGGTGAGTGGAGTCGAACCGTCCCCATCGGGCCCTTCGACTCCGCTCAGGGCACGCCCTTCGACTCCCCCTTCGACTCCGCTCAGGGCACGCCATTCGACTCCGCTCAGGGCACGCCCTTCGACTCCCCCTTCGATCCCGCTCAGGGCAGGACTCGGGACGGGCCGGGACGGCCCGGCGCCCATTACTCGGTGACGGCATCCCAGACGGCCTGGAAGCCCTGCATGTCCGCCTGGCTGGCCCGCAGCAACAGCAGCGTGATGCGCTGGTGTTGCCGTTCCGCGCGGGCTTCGGCGGCCAGGTAGGCGGTCATCTGCGCCAGGGTATAGTCGCCTACGTTCCGGTGGCCGGCGCGGATGAGCCGGTGACAGGCCTCGGCCCAGGCGTCCCCGGCAGGTACTGGGCCAGGGTCGTCTCCGTCAGTGGCATCATCCGCTGCACGAAAAAATCGGCGTTCACCCGGAACACCACCACCGCCAGCCGCGTCAGGTCATCCAGGAACAACTCACCCACCCAGGCCGCGGGCCGGTCCAGGGCCACGGCCAGCGCCGGGATCAGCGCCGGCGCGTAGTCGCGGACCAGGCCCGCCCACCAGGCGGGTTCCGGCTCCTCGGGCAGCGCCCGGCGGACGTGCTCATAGGCCTCCAGCACCGGGGCCATGGCCGCCGCGAAGGGCGCCAACTGGCGCACCCGCAAGGGCCACACTTCCACCGTTTCGCCGGCCACGTCGAGCCGCTCCGGCTCCGGGAATAGAGTGGATAGTGATGAGTGGCTAGTGGCTAGTGAAGCAGGGTTTTGCTGGCCCCTAATCACTAACCCCTCTCCACTGCCCTGCTGGCCACTATCCACTATTCCCTGTCCACTGCCCGGCTGACCACTATCCACTAGCCCCTGTTCACTATTCCCGCCCATCATGCCGCCACCGCCCGGCCGTCGATGTAGACCGCCGCCAGTTCACCGGAGGCCTGGAAGCGGCACTTGAAGCCGAACTCCTGCACCTTGCCGTCCTGCTGGCCGCGCTTGATCTGCACCGAACCATCGGCCCGCAGCACCACCTTGGGCGCGTACAGGTCGCGGTTCACGCCGCTGGTGTTGGCCGCGATCATCCGCAGCGCCCCGGTCAGCCGCGCCGCCAGGTCCGGCGTCGCCGTGTGCTGGGTACGGGTGCGCAGGGTCGTGGCGTAGTCCACCCGCAGGTTGGTCCCCGCCGTGATGGCCCCGCCCGGCACGATGTAGAGCCGGCCCAGTTCCAGATCGACGGTGTAGTCGTCGGTCACGTCGAAGGTCACGGGCATCGGCGACGCGTCGTCGGTCACCACCACGGTGGTGATATCGCGCACGCCGGTCGGGTTCGGCGCGCTCACGCCGAGCTGGTAATAGACGCCTTGCGCCACGTCATCGAAGGCCTCGTTGGTGACCGAGCCCGCCGTTTGCGACAGGGTCGCCGGATCGGCGCCGAAGAACCAATCGACGACCGCGTCGCTGGGGTTGATGCACTTGAACGACACTTCGCGCGCCATGCCGAACGGGATCTCGTCGATCAGTTCGGACACCGGCGCGTCCGAGCCGTAGACCTCGACCGACTTGATATCGACGCTCAGCTCCGCGCCGGGGGTTTCGCCGAAATACTGCTCGGCGACGCCGGGGGCCTGCGCGAAAAACAGCTTACCGGCGGGGATGATGAATACGTTGTTGGCCATGAGGGGCTCCTGGTTAGTGGTTAGTGGTTAGTGGTTAGTGGTTAGTAGGCGGTTGGGATCGGTTCAGGTTCCGGCGCAGGCTCCGGCGCGGCCTGAAGGCCGCTCCTACGGGCGGACTTGGGTCGCTCCACGAGCTTGGCCACGCCCAGTTCCTGGAGCCAAGCGACCTGGCGGTCGGTGACCGTGAGGCGCTGCCCAGGCTCGCAGGCCTGACCGGCGTGGGTGTGGGGTTGTAACAGTTCGATCTCGGGCATGAGAACCTCCGAAGTAGTGGATAGTGAATAGTGGCTAGTGATTAGCTGCTTTTGCCTGCCGATGCATTAAACATCCCTCCATCTCGCGCCGCGCAATCGCCCCGTGCAAAACCTCGAACCGATCCATCTCCTCCATCATCCGCGTCGCCGGCAGGCGCCCGAGGTACTCCGCCGCGCGCCGAAACCGCTCCCGAGCCGCCGCCCGCTCCACCGCCCAGCGCGCTTCCCGCGCCTGAAAATCCGCATCGTCCACGTGGCCCCAGAAGGAGCCGGGCCGTCCCGGCCCGATGGGGGCGGGACGCCCCCGCTCCATCCTCATGCCACCGCCCTCCCGTCGATATACAGCGCGGCCCGGTCGTCCAGCCGCTGGAAGCGGGCCTTGAAGCCTAGCTCCAGGAGCTGGCCATCCTGATACGCGCGCTTCAGCCGCACCGCGCCATCCGCCCGCAGCACCACGCGGGGCACGAAGATGTCCCGATTCGTCCCGCTGGTGTTGTGGGCGATAAAGCGCAGGGAACCACTCAGGCGCGGCAGCAGCCAGTTGGCGCCCTGGTGGCGGGTACGGGTGGCCGCCGCGCGGGTGTAATCGACCAACAGGGTCGTCCCGTCGGCGATGGTCCCGCCCGGCGCGACGTACAGCCGGCCCAGGGTCGGGTCCACCGTGTAATCCCGGCCCGCCACGAAGACCGTGGGCGTGGGCTCGGCGTCGTCGGTCACCGTCACGGCGGAGACCAGGCGCACCCCGGTAGGATTGCTGGCCGTCCGGCCCAGTTGATACCAGCGGCCGGGCTCCACGGCGGCGAGGCTCTCGCCCGTCACCGCGCCCGCCGTCTGCGTGATCAGACCCCGATCGGCGCCGAAGAACGCGCTCACCACCTCATCGGACGGGTTGACGCACTTGAACGCCAGCTCGCGCGAAACCCCGAACGGGACCTCGTCGATCAATTCCGACACCGGCGCGTCCGATCCGTACACCTCCACGGTGCGCAGATCGATACTCAACTCCGCCCCCGGCGTCTCGCCCAGGTAGCGCTCACCGGCGCCCTGATCGAAAAACAACCGGCCGGCGGGGATGACGCAGCGAAGGGGCGCCGGCACGACGCCTATGGCGGGGGCGCTCCACAGCGCGCAGGAACTGAGGACCGAGACCGTCAACCGCGCCGCCCGCGCCTCGGCCGGCGCCCAGCCGCGCCAGCGCAAATGGCCCGTGGTCGGCGCGGCGGTGCGCGGGGTCAGCGCGGGACTGAGGACCGAGACCGCCAACTTGACGGCCCGCGCCTCGGCCGGCGGGCCGGTATCCGGGAACGGTGCGGTGGGCGGGGTGAAGGCGGCGGTATAACGGGCGATGCCTTGGGTGATGCGCAGGTCGTCGATGTAGCCACTAACGGTCTGCCCGCCTGCGGCGCTACCCGCCATGATGGAAAACTGCCCGGTGATGCCGATAGCATTGGTTCCCACCGTCGCCGGTGTCCCCGCCACGCCATTCTTGTATAGGGTCAGCGTCGTCCCGGATCGCACCAGCGCCAGGTGTTGCCAAACATTCATCGACAGCGACAACCCGGTTACATGCCCCACAATAGCCCACCCATTGGCGGCCGCATTGGCGATGTAAAGTTGTAAATCCCCATTCGCGTTGGCGGATACCAGGAGTGGGCCGCCAAAGGCGCTCATGGAACTCCGATGCGCCCAGAGCGTGACATACCCCGCGGGCACGGACCCGGCCGGACAGTAGACCCATGCCTCAATCGTAAAATCGTTCGCGCCAAAGCCGCCGATGGGCGCGGTCAGCCAGTCAGCCCCGGAAAAATACCCGCTCGCCCCAAACTTCGCCTGCGCCGTCGAAATCTTGGCATTGCCATTGGCCGTCACCGCATGCGCGTACTGGCTGGTGTCGGTAAACGTGGTGCTGCCGTTGCTCCCGTCGCAGTGCAGGAGCAGACTGACATTACCGTAGTGCGGGTCGGACATATCAGAGTTTGACCCTGAAACCCGCCCGCAGGGCGTTGACCGCGCTCAACGTCCAGGCCGCGCTGGTGGCCGGATCGGTTTGCCGGATCTGCGTCAGCGCGGCATTCGTTTGCGCCAGCGTCAACGGGCTGGATTCCGCCTCGGCGTCACCCCGTTTCAGCACCGCCGCCACCGCCCGGGCGCCGGCGCTGTCCTTCACCAGGACCGAACGCGCGCAGACGCCGTGAATGGTGTCCGGTTCATGCGCCAGCGGGGCCGCGGTAAACAGCGCGGTCGCCTCGTCCACGCTGGAGGCGATATAGCCATCCCCCGCATTTAGCCTTTCCCAGGCATTGCCGCTGCTGGGCGTCCAGTCCTGCGGCGTGGCGTCGGCGGTCAGCGGCAGACGGTCCACCCGCGAATCCCCCAACCAGACCAATTCATCCCCATAATTCACATAGAGATCATCGACGTAGATTTGATGCTGCACGCCGCCGCCGCCGAGGCCGACGATGTGAATGGCATCCACGGCGGGCGTGGCGCCGGTCTGGGTGTCGCCGGTATTGGCGGGCACGTAGCCCTGGCTGGACCCGTTCACGCGCAACTCATAACTGCCGCCGGCATTCGCCACGAACAGGCCCAGCTCCAGGAAAATCCAGGCGTCGCGAGGCAGGGTCTGCGTGCTTTGCGCCACTTGAGCGCCGCCGGCATACAGCGTCATGACCTGGGATTCCTGCAAGGCCACCTGCGCATGAACTTGACCGCCCCCCAGCAACCGCACCACCATCGGGCCGGAGAAAAACCCCGTCTGATTCATGCGCAGGGCCACGCCCAGCACCACATGACTGGAGGCGGCAATGCTGAACTTGAGGCCCCCGTCATAGGCCGTGGCGATCTTGACGCACTTGCCGCCGCGCCGGCCGCCGGTCGCCAAGACCGAGACCAACTGATCGCCCCAGCTATCCGCCGTTGGGGAATACCCATACAGGTTCAGGTCCGCATAGCTGGCGCAATCTTCAAACCCGTCAAAAAACAGTTGGTGGGCCATGGGTCGCCTCAGGTCACGTCGAACCAGCCATCGGCCGGGCAGTGCGCGGACAGGGTATTGCCCGCGGTGGTGGCCGGCTTGTCGGCCGGCGTGGCATCGGCCAGGAAGCAGCCGAGTAGCGGACTGGCATAGCCCCACAGACTGCCGGCCACATAGAGCACCCCATAGCGCCAGGCCGGGATTGGCCCGCCCGTCGCGGTCCACACCACGCTGTCGCTGGCCAGCTTGAAGCCGCCCTCGATCGCCGTCTTGGCGACCGCCGCCAAGGTCGCGCCGCCCGCCGTGTAGCCATTGCCGGCGGCGATCTCATGCGTCGAGATATCCGCCCAGACCGCGTCGCCGTCCGTGGCGGTGTCCGGGACATAGGCGGACGACAGCAGGGCCAGCTTCAGGGTGGCGCCCAGCAGCGCGTTGATGTTCAAATCCTCCTTATGGGCGGAATACAGGATGACGGCGCCAGCGGGCATGGGATATCCTCAAAAGGTTAGGGGTAGTGGGTAGTGGTTAGTGGAGCGGGGGCGTCCCGCCCCCACGGGCCGGGACGGCCCGGCTCCTAGCCTAAACACAACACGCCCTTCAGCGCGAAGCGCAGCGAGGCCACGCACAGCGCCTGGTCGGGCGTCACGCCCTCGTTCAATTCGATCAACAGCGCCCGGCCCGACCACGGCGCCGGCAGCGTCAGGGGTTGCCGCAGCAAGTCCAGCAGCAAGGGCTCCACGGCCAGCGCGTGGGGCGTCTTCGCGTACAACTCCGCCACCGCCTCGCCGTCCAGCACCACCGGCGGCGGGGGCGACTCCCAGCTATCCGTTTGCGGCAGCGGGAACGGCAGCCGGGTCAGGAACACCGGCACCCGCTCGCCGTCCCAGATATCACCCACCAGGCTCGGCACCGTGGCCAGCGCCCGGGCCGTCAACTGCTCCGACAGCGACTGTTGCAACATGGTTATTCTCCTGGCTCGAAGCGCTTCAGTCGGGCTTCTATGTAGGTTTCAACCTTGAACAGCAGTCTGGAGCCCATATGCCCGGACACGGCGACGAGGGCGGCCGTGGTCACCTGGTGGATATGCGCCGACTCCGCCATCCAGAACGTAATCAGCCCGACCAAAATGGACGTGGCGATCTCCCCCACGAATTCGACGATATTGAAGCAGCGCGTGTGACCCTCTCGACATTTGCGCCAGAAGCTCACCACCCCCCCCCAGATCGATAAAATCAGGACCCATGCATAGGTCATGATCGGGTATTGTTCAGGACCGGCGTCATGCATTTCAGTTTTCAGTTTTCAGTTTTCAGTTTTGGGTTTTCACTAAAAACCAAAAACCCAAAACACATTCTTCACAGGCCCACCCAGGTAAACCGCCCGCCATGCGCCACGCTGGGGGCGTCCGTGGCGTCTGGCGTCAAGGCGTCCACCAGCCGCCGGTAGCGCTCATCCTGGCGCTCGGCCAGCGTCAGCGCCTCGGCCGCCGTCAGAAACTCAAAGTCCGCGTTACCCACCAGCCGCCCCACCCGCGCCGCCCCGTCCACCGTGAAGCTGTGCAGGAACGGCAGCGCCAGGGCATAGGCCCGCGCCAGCCGCGCCTCGGCCCACGCGGCGGTCTGCCCTTCTGGCGCGGCGGTCAGCCCGGTATCCCGTTGCAGATCCCGCAGCGCCGCCGCCAGATGCACGGCCAGGAAGTCCTCCGGCACCTCCGTCGTCCACCGCGCGTAGGCCCGCAGCGCGACGACGTCGGGATTCGGTACGGGCGCGATGGGGTTGACAGGCTCACTCATGGGCTAAAACAAAGTGGCTAGTGACGAGTGGCTAGTGGCTAGTAAAGAAGGGTTTCGCTATCCACTAATCACTAACCACTATTCACTGCTCTACGCCGGCCACGCCGTCAGTTCCAGGCTCAACGCCGTCTGCGCCGTGGCGCCATTGGTGAACAGCACCCGCACCCAGCGCGCCGTCGGCCGCGCCGACAGCACCATCGCCGTGCCGCTCGCCGGGCTCTCCGCCAGCGCGCCGCCGGCCGCCGCCGGGCAGGTCACCCAGGTCGGGGTCTCGGCCTCGCCATTGTGGGCCTGCTGAATCAGCAGCGTTTCGCCCACACTCGCCGCGCCGCGCTTCACCGCGGTCAGTTCGCGGAAGCTGTGCTCCCGCCCCAAATCCATCACCAACGCGCTGTTCGCGCCCGAGATGGCCAAGGCGCCCACCGCCAGGCGCCGGTGCGCCGTCATGTTAGAAAGGGCATTACGTTTCATAAATAGTGATTAGTGGTTAGTGATTAGTGGATAGAACAGTGATGAGTGGCTAGTAGGTAGTGGGGAGTAGTGGCTAGTGGATAGAAAAACAGGATTTACTGTTCACTATTCACTAGTCCCTATCCACTGCCCTGCTATCCACTATCCACGCGGGCTAAAGCCCGCTACGCCACGCGGCCCAGGACCACGGCGTTCTTCTGGGCGATCTCGAAATCCACCCACATTTGCCAGGTAAACTGGAAGCAGGACAGCCGCGGCTTATCCTCGACCGAGCGGCGGATATCCATGGCGATGCCATAGACCAGGTTACGGGGATCGGTCATCAACACCGTTTGCTCCGGGAACACCGACTGATCCAGGATCGGATAGGTCACCAGCGCGCTGGCCCGCTCGTTGGCGATGGCCGAGACGCCCGTCACATGCTGGCCGATCTCGATCGCGTACTTGTCGCGGTCCACCGTGTTGCAGATGAACTGCGCGTTGCGGCGATGGCGCGCGCTCATCGGCTCCAGCACCTTATCCAGGGTATCGATCCAGCCATCATTGGTCGGGTCGATGGTCACCTTCTGTACCAGGAGGGAATCGGCGGCCAGCGCCAGCCAGCCATCGTTCAGCACCAGGAAGTCATGATCGCCGCCGGCCGCCGCGCCCTCGTCGCCGTTGAAGGCCAGGTCGGTCAAATCCTCCTGGATCTCCGACACGAAGGCCGCCTCCAGCTCGGTGCGCAGGTTCGGGTTATCCTGGTTATCGACGAAGAAGCTATACCCGATATCCACCGGCAGCTTCACCGGCTTCGCCGTCAGCTTGTAGTTGGCGTTGGTCACCCCGGCCGTGCTCGCCGGCTCGGATCCCTCGGCCCACGTCTGCAACCGACGCTTGCCCCGCCCCAGCACCCCGCCCTCGGCGGTGGTCCGCGCCATGCGGCGGGTCGTCACCCGTTGCAGGAACGGGTCGGCGAAAATATCCGTGATGAAGGCGTTTGCCGTCTCCGGAATCAGCGTCCCGCCGAAGCGGATATCGCTCGGCCCCACCAGCCCCTTGGCGCACGCGACCAAGGTCGCCAGCCCTTCTGACTTGTGGATATTCACCAACCGCTGCATTTCATCGTGAGTATTCAAGTGTTTCATGCTTATGGACCCGTTTAGCGCCGTTTAGCGGCGACGATTTACATTAGAGTGACCCTACCCTACCGGGTAGGCTGTAAAAGTGGATAGTGGGCAGTGGCTAGTGAAGAAAGGATTTTGCTATCCACTATTCACTAACCCCTATCCACTACCCGGCTAATCGAACAACGACGCCTTGACCAGCGTCTCGCCGCCGCCCGCGCCGGACTCATCGCTCCCCTTGTGCAGCGCCTCGTTGACTTGCCGGGTCAAGTCCGCCACCGCCTTTTTCAGGTCGGCCAACTCCTGGGCCTTCGCCGCTTGCTCGGCGTCCGCCGCCTCGGCGCTCTTTTGCGCCGCCAGCGTGGCCGCCACCAGGGCGGGAATCTCGCTCTTCAACAAGGTTGTTATATCGTCTTCGTTCATCGGGGTCTCCTGAGAAGTGGATAGTGGATAGTGGTCAGGGGTCGGGGGCCGCGCGGCCTTGCCCAGCCAGCGCATGAACCAAGTGGGTAGTGGAGAGTGGCTAGTGTCTAGCGAAGAAAGGTTTTTCTGGCCACTAGCCACTATCTCCTGTCCACTATTCTCATAGCGGGCCATGCCCGCCAAACTCAGCCCGGTCAGCTCGCCCGCTTCCAGGCGCGCCCACAGTTCCGGGTCGTAAATCTGAATACCCACCGCCCAGGCGCCGTCCGGCTCCTCGGGAAACAGCGGGTCGCCCGAGCGCACCAGCCAGCTTTCCGCCACGCCGGCCAGCTCCGTGCTGAAGCTGTGCTCCACATCCACGTTGCTCTGGTTGTACTCACGCAGGAAGCGCGTCGCCGCCCGGCGGATCACCGCCGCGTCGGCCGTGTCGCCCTGGCTGTCCACCTCGCCCGGCGCGTAGACGATGCCGTACACCCGCTGCAAGGCCGCGTCCATCTTGCGCACCGCGAAGCACGTCGCCCGCTGGCCTTCAGCCCGCAGAATGACCGACTTGCCGGTCGCCGGCCGCTTGACCAGGGAAATGAACGTCACGTGTAGATCGGTAATCAGGCCCATAGCGAGGAAGTGATTAGTGATTAGTGATTAGTGGTTAGTGGTTAGTGGTTAGTGGTTAGTGGTTAGTGGTTAGTGGTTAGTGGTTAGTAAGAAGGTTTTTGCTAGTCACTAGCCACTAGCCACTGCCCTTGCATTACAGCACGATTCCCACCCCTAATGGGCCGCTCAATACTACATCTTGTGTTTAATACTTACCTTTACCACAATATATAGATATCCTGACCACCATGGAACCCAATGTCAAAGTCCTCAAGTCCTTCCTCCCGGCGCCGGCCGGGCTGGGCCAGCTCTGGCGGCCGTATGGCGCCACCGTCGACGGCGCCATCGCCTGGCCGCGCGACCCCTACGCGCTGCTGACCTTCTACACCGCCAGCGCCGAACACGCCCGCGCCATCCACGTCCGCGCCAGCGCCGCCTTCGGCAATGGCGTGACCGGCGACCAGGCCGAGCGGCTCGAAGCCCTCTGCCCCACCGGCGCCGCCGACCTCTTCATGAGCCTGGCGATCGACTACGGGGCCTTTGGCAATGCCTTCCTCTACGCCGGTCCCTTGGGGCTGGAGCGGCGCCCGGCCCTGACCATGAGCCGTCACGCCAGCGGCGGTTATATCCAGACGCTGTACGATCCCCAGGGCAATCACCAGACCGTCTTCTACAAGGAGGCGGAGATCATCCACATCAAAGCCCCCTGTCCGGCCGGGCACTGGTACAGCCTGCCGGAATGGGCCGGCGGTTGGGGCATGCTGGAACTGATCCAGGCCGCCACCGACTACAACCGCGAATTCTTCCGCAATCACGGCCTGCCCCAGTACGCCATCGTCACCTATGGCGCCAAGCTCAGCCCGGACGAGGAAACGGCCGTGCAGAACTTCTTCTCCAGCACCTACAAGGGCCCCGGCAACCAGCACAAGACGCTTTACCTGCACTGTGACGACCCCCAGCACGGCAAGGTGGAATTCCAGAAGCTGACCGACACGAAGGACGGCGACTTCCTCAAGCTGCTCGACGCCGCGCGGGATCGCATCGCCATCGCCCACGGCGTCCCGCCCCGGCTGCTCGGCATCGTCAGCGCCGGCAGCCTCGGCGGGGGCGGGGAAGCCACGGCCCAGATCCACATCTTCGAAGAAGTCGTCAACAAGCCCATGCGCACCCGCTTCATGGGCGCCCTACGGCCGCTGTTGCAGCGCCTGGGGCTGGACTGGCGCGCCCTGAACTTCGCCGGCATGGACCTAACTCCGCCCGAAGGTGACCGCGCCAACAGCGACCACCTGACCGAATGGCTCACCGCCGGCCTCATCGATCTCGACGAAGCCCGCGCCATGCTCCAGCTCCCGACGCGCCCGGCGCCAGCGCGCAAGAGCGCCGACCGTTCGGCTCCGCTCACGGCAAGCCGCGAGCCACTCCAGGGCCTGCTCGCCGCACTGGAACGGCTGTAGATCGGGGAGAGTGGCTAGAGGCGTAGGCCGGAATAAGCCTGTCCTGAGCGGAGCCGAAGGGCGCGCATGGCACGATGTGGGAGCCGCGCCCTCGCGGCGACCGAGCGCGCGTTTCCGGCGGCGATGCGGGTTCGCCGGAAACGGCTAGCGCCTTATTCCGGCCTACGACTACCCACCAATCACTACTCCGGACAACATTAAATGCGAAAAAAAGCCCCGCCGGCCGCCCCGCCCAAGGCCACCGCGCCCAGCCCGGGGCCCGTTCACCCTGAGCGGAGTCGAACGGGGCGCAAACCCCACTACAAACCCACGCGCGAACAAGCCGAGGCCGACCAGGCGCGCGCGCGCGAGCGCTACTTGAATGGGGATCGTCCGGAAGATATCGCGCTGGAGATCGGCTGCACCGCCAAGACCATCCGCAACTGGTGCCATGCCGAGGGCTGGATCGGCGATCTGCAACACCGCCGCCTGCGCCCCGAACAACTGGAGCATGAAATCGACCAGCTCATGCGCCAACCGAGTTCGCACAGCCGCGACCATCGCCTGGCCATGCTCACCCGCAGCCTGGAGCGCATGCGCCGCCTGACGCCCGCGCCCAAGCCCCGGCCCCAGGTCGCCGCCGCCGTCAACCAGGAACTGCTGGCCAAGGTGCTGGCCCCGGAATACGGCCTCTATGCCTACCAGCGTGATTTCATCCAGAGCGAAGACCGCTATGAATGCATCCTCAAGGCCCGCCAGATCGGCTTCTCCTATATATTAGGTCTGCGCGCCGTGCTGGGCGCCTGGGCCGGGCGGCATCAGCTCATCGTCTCCGCCTCCCAGGATCAGTCCGATATCGTGCTGGGCCATGCCGAGGGCCATCTGCAACGCCTGGAACTGCCCTACACCCGCAAGGACACCGTGCTGACCACCGGCGGCGCCGAGATTCGCGCGCTGCCCGCCAACTTCCGCACCATCCAGGGCCGCGCCGGCGATCTGCTGCTGGACGAATTCGCCTGGCACCTCAAGCCGGACCGCATCTGGTCGGCCATCCTGCCCTCCATCACCCAGGTTGGCGGCCGCGTCACCGTCTGCTCCACGCCCTTCGTGCCGGGTAACCTGTTCTGGCGCATCGCCGAGAATCACCAGGGCCGCTTCAACCACTTCGCCCGCCAACGCATCACCATTCACGACGCTTTGGAACAAGGCATGCCGCTGCCTGGCGGCCTGGACGAACTGCGCCTGAATTTCGATCTCGACAGTTGGAAGATGTTTTTCGAGTGCGAATGGGCGGAGGATGGCTCCGCGCTGCTCTCGTGGGCGCTACTGCAGAAGCTGGCCGTGCCCGACGTGCGCGTGCATGCCGTCGGCCGCTTGCGGGCCGGGGTGGACGTGGGCCGCATCAACGACTTCTTCTCCCTGGCCCTGGCGGGTCAGCGGCAGGACCCGGTCACCCGCGCCTGGTGTGAGGAGCATGTGTTGTGGCACTGGGACGAACGGAAGAACACGCCCTTCGCCGAACAGCGCCAGATCATCAGCGAGGTTGACAGCCGCTATGCCATCGAGCGCTGGCAGATCGACCGCACCGGCCTGGGCGCCGATCTGGCCGAACACTTCGCCAACCTATGGCCGGAACGCTGCGCCGGCCGCTGGTTCTCCGCCCCCTACAAGGAACGCCTGGCGCTCAATATCCTGCGCCTGGCCGAAGCCGGTCACCTGATCCTGCCCAACGCCCCGGAGGTACTCGCCAAGCTCCACGCCGTCAAGCGCCACGTGGCCGGCAACGCCATCCGCTACGACGCCGATCGCGACGACCTCGGCCATGGCGACTTGTTCTGGGCGCTCGGCCTCGCCCTCGACGGCGCCGCCAAGGGCGGCCACGGCCGCGGCATGGTCAAGATTTTGTAGCAGTGACTAGTGACTAGTGGCTAGTGACTAGTAAAACCCTTCTCCACTATCCACTACCCACTATCCACTACCCACTAACCACTACCCACTACCCCGGAGGACCCCATGCCCCATACCCTATCCGACGCATCCCGACGCCGACTGCAAGGCGTCCATCCCGACCTCGTCAAGGTAGTCGAGCTCGCCATCACCCTGACCACGCAAGACTTCCGCGTCATCGAAGGCCTTAGAACCCTCGACCGGCAACGCATCCTGGTCCAGAAAGGCGCCAGCAGGACCATGAAGTCTCGCCACCTCACCGGCCACGCGGTGGACCTGGCCCCGCTCGTCGACGGTCAAATCTCCTGGGACTGGCAATACTTCCACCCCATCGCCGCCGCCATGAAGGACGCCGCCAAGCGCCTGGGCCTGCGCGTCGAATGGGGCGGCGACTGGCGGAAATTCAAGGATGGGCCGCATTGGCAACTCCCCTGGGAAACCTATCCCTGAATAGTTGTCAGTGATTAGTGGTTAGTGGACAGCAAAACCATTCTCCGCTAGCCACTAACCACTAACCCCTATCCACTAACCACCCCCCATGCTCAACCCGCAACAAATCTCTCTCCAGATCGCCGAGAAAGTACGCGAACTGGCCACGCGCCAAAGTGTGGTTCCGTTTTTGACCGGTGATTTGAGGAAGTCCCTGATCGTGCGCCCGCTGGGCACGGCCGGCGCCGTGCTCGGCTCCAACCTGCCCTATGCCCGCGCCGTCCACGACGGCCGGCCCGCGCTCACCATCCGCGCCAAGAAGGGCAAGGCCCTGGTGTTCTGGGCCGATGGCCGCCTGGGCAAGAGCGGCCGCCCCGCCCCCTTCCCCAAGGACAAGAAGGCCTTCCGCGCCGCCGTCGCCAGCGGCGACCTCATCGTCGCCAGCGTGGTCCACCAACCCGCCCGGCAAGGCCGGCCCTTCCTCACCGACGCGGTCGCCACCCTGCGCCGCGAAGGCCTGGGCTGGCTCGCCCCCAAAATCGGCGCCGAACTGGCGAAGGACCTGGAAGCGGCCCTCCGCGCCAATAGCATGATCACGCGACGCTAGGCGGGGGTTATCATGCGCGCTCAACCCACCCCTCACGGAGGCTTTATGTTGGAGAAACGCTGCAAGGTCGATTTGGCGAGAGGCGAATTCCTGATTGTGGTCTGTCAGGACTGCCGGGGCGAAATACACATCAACCAGGGCCAGGAGCGGACCTATGGCGTACCCGGTCAATGCCCGATCTGCCGGGCCACCCTGAACGAGCAGGTCGTGCGCTGGGGGAATCAGCTCTTGAACGCCATGGCCGACCTGCGCAAGACGGCCGGCGCCGGCCATGTCTTCCTGGCGGTCACCGAGCCGTAGACCGGAATAAGCCTGTCTTGAGCGGAGCCGAAGGGCGCGCAAAGCTGTAGGCTACCCACTAACCACTAGTCACTACCCACTGCTCCAGCCACTACTCCTCCCCCGCCAACCAGGCCCGTTGCCGCTCCAGCCGGGCTTGCACGGCCGGCCAGTCTGGTTCATTGCAGGGGGGCGGGCGCGGTCGATCGTCAACCAGCAGCTTCGCCAGCAGCTCATCCAGTTGCGCGCGCACCTCCGGCGGCATCGGCCGGGTCGGACGCGCCAGGCGCGGCGGCTCCGGGCGCGGCGGCAGCCGGTCCAGCACTTGGCTGGGGGTGGGCCAGCGCTCGGCATGGGCGGCCACGGTGACGAACGCCGCCCGCACCCGCTCCCCATCGCCATCCCTCCAGTCAATCGCCCGCCCGCGCCGGAACGCGAGAATCCACACATCGCAAACCTTCTCGATCGTATCCTCCGCCGGCGCCCCGCTCAGGCGCAGCGTCAGCAGCAATTGCAAGCCGTCGATCACGGCGTTTTCCAGGTCATGCATAGTGGCTAGTGATGAGTGGATAGTGGCTAGAGAGGAAGGGTTTTGCTGTTCACTAGCCACTAGCCACTATTCACTTTTCTCGCCTGCAGCTTGTCAATGGCCCGCGCCGTGGCGGACGCGGGGGTTTTGGGCTGTCCACTGGACACTGACCCCTGTCTGTTTTCCTGCTGATCACTGACCACTAGCCACTGGCCACTACCCCCCTGCCGCCCCGCCACCGTCTTCAGCACCCGCTTCAAATACTGGTGATCGCTCAAGGGCTCGGCCAGGCCCTTCTTCCTGAGCGCGTCCACCGTCTCGTTCAGCGCCGTCGCCAGCACGTCCGGCGGCTCCCCGGCGCCCAACTCCAGCGCCCCGCGCGCCAGGCGCAAGGCCCGGTCATTGCGCAGGTCCTGATGGGCCGGCCGGAACAGGCTCAGGTACAGCACCAGGGCGCGGCCGGTCTCCGTATCCAACCCGGCCAACACGCCGAGCAACTCCCGCCCGGCCTCGTCCTGCACCAGGGCGTCCAGATGCAAGCGGCTATGACACACGGGACAACGACCTAGCTTCATGGGTAGTGGATAGTGAATAGTGGATAGTTGATAGTTGATAGTTGATAGTTGATAGTGGTTAGTGATCAGTAAAACCCTTCTTGGCTAGCCACTATCCACTAGCCACTGACCACTTTTTTCAGCACGGTGTGGGAGCCGCGCCCTCGCGGCGACCGAGCTACAGCCATTCTGGATACCACCACCAATGATCATCCGGATACTCCGCCCGGATACCACGGATGCGCCGCATCAGCTCCGCATCCTCCAGGATCGGCGACCCACGCAACACGGCCCCAAGGCGCTGAACGTCGGCCTCGGTGATGGCGTCGGCATAGTCCGACAAGTTCATCAACGCGGAAAGTGGCGCGCCATAGTCGGGCCATTCCCTGGCGCTCAGGACGCCGATCCAGCTACGGACGTGATCTCGGTCTGATACTTTTGCAGACTGTTCTTCAAACATTGATCCATGCCTCCTGGCTTGCGATGACCAAAACACCCCCGGATTTCCCCTGAGCGGTCGACCACCACATAGCCTTTTTCTTGCCGATTCCAGAAGCTGTATTGCAAGCCCTGGTCCTTGTAGGGTTCCACGAACACGCGCTGGGCGCCGGCCACGATGGCGCGTGCCTTGGCCAGATAATCTTCGGGCGTGTTCAAGCCGAATTCGCTCTGCGCATGCTTGCGTAGCCTGACCCGGGACCGTTTGCGCACGTCTTGCGCAAAATCCTCCTCCCGATACTTCAGCTTCTCCGCCTGCGCCCGCGTGTCATTGACGAAGTTCCGATGCTCTTCCGCCGTCAGGGCCTCGACCTCGCGCCGCGCGGCCGCGCCGATCTCCGGGCCATGCTCCAGCCGCGCCGGTTCGGCGGGCGCGACCCACATCACCGTGATGGTCCGGCAGCGGAAGTGATACGGCGGCCCGGCGGTGCCGGCGGGTAACTGGTCGGTGGGGATCGTGGCGAAGGCCCGGGCGTCGCCGTGCATCGTCCAGGCCCGTTTCGCCGCTTCCGTGTCCTTCCGTTCCGCCGCCGCCAGGTACTCGGCCCGCTGCGCGGACAGCCGATTGACGGCGATGACCCGGCCATGCAGATGGCGGCATATCTCGGTGGTGCGCTCGTCCAGCCGCGCCCGCACCTGCACGTACTCCACGGCCGCCCGTTCGTAGCCCGTCACCCGCCCCATTTCGCGGGTGCGCGTGGCGGTGTGGTCGGCCAGCAGCTCGTAATAGACGATGCCCCGGTCGGACAGTCCGGCGAAGTCGGTGGCGAAGCGCTCGGTCAACTGCGCCCGGGTCATCCCCTCGCGAAAATAATCCTGGAGCGCGCCCCGGAACAGCCCTTCGACATAGGTATTCCAGGAATTGCCGATCCAATACAGGTTGGACCGGCCGACGATATCCAGGGTATCCAGATCGGGCCGGCCAAAGGCGATATCCACCCCCGCCGCCACGCCCACTTCGCGCGCGCCGATGCGGAACAGCACCTCCGACAGGTTCAGCACCGGCCCGCGCAACACCGCTTGCAGCGCCTCGGGGCCGAGCTCCCGCTCCAGCGCCGCCATGATGGCGGTCTCGTCCGCCGCGCCGAAGTCAGCCGCCGGTAAATTCCGGATGCGCTCCAGCGCCGCCGCCAACGCCGCCCGCGACCGCTCGTCGAAGGCGCGGGTATAAGCGTCCCGCAACTGGTCATAGGTAGCCTGAAAGGCCTTGTCATCCTTCACCACCCGCGCCAGCAACCGACGGCGGATCAGGGTCTTGAGCACTACAGCGGAGACATTCATAAAACTACCGGACAACATTAAATGAGAAAAACAGCGACTAGGGGTGTAGGCCGGAATAAGCCTGTCCTGAGCGGAGCCGAAGGGCGCGCACGGCACGGTGTGGGAGCCGCGCCCTCGCGGCGACCGAGCGCGCGTTTCCGGCGAACGATCTACCCCCCATCATCGGGAAACAACTCCGTCTGCGTCCGGTGCGCGCGTCGGGGCCGCGCCGTGACCGGCCGCAAATACTCCTCGCAGGTGCGGAAGCGGTAACCGCAGCCCTGGCACGCCCGCAGCCGGAAGCGCAAGGCCCCCGCCTCCCGCGTCTCGTACACGCGGCTCTCGCCGCCGCACCGCGGGCAGCGCATCAGCCTGGCGCGTCCGCCGCCGGTTGGGAGCCGGGCCGTCCCGGCCCGTCCTGAGCGGAGCCGAAGGGCCCGAGGGGGCGGGACGCCCCCGCTCCACTGTTCTTCTGCCCCAACCACGTCTCCAACCCGGTAATCACCCGCGAGGCCTGCGCCCGGGTCAGGAACCGGCTATGGGACACTTTCGCCGTGCGCTTGACGAAGCCTTGCAGCGCCGGGCTCTCCAGGCCCTCCCAGCCCATCGCCCGCGCCAGCGCGCCCAGCTTGGCCCATTGCGCCGGCGTCGGCCGGTCGGCCGCGCGCTGGCCGCCCCGCGCCGGACCATCCAGCGCCCCGGCCCGGCGCAGCTCCAGCGCCACGGCCCGCAACTGCGGGACCGTCAGCGCCGCGCACGACCGCTCCCCGGTGTGCGTGTGCAAATACTCTTCATACGTCTCGCGGTCATCGCCAAACAACCGCTTGCCCCCCAAATGCACCTGGGCCAGCAGCCGGCGGCGTTCCACTATCGCTGTGTTGTCGTGAGTCATCGTGATTTCTCCATCATTGCTTGGAGTGGACAGTGACTAGTGACTAGTGGTCAGCAGGGCAGTGGATAGGGACTAGTGAATAGTGGTCAGCAAAACCCTTCTTTACTAGCCACTAGCCACTATCCACTAACCACTGCTCTAGCCCCTAAAACCCGCCCAGGCTCCAGCGATCCAGCAGCCGGGCCAGCAGGCGCCAGGCGCCCATGGCCAGCCAGAACACCAGAAACAGGCTGAGCAGCACCATGAACAAAGGCCAGAGCAACAGCCGGTCAAACATCGTCATCCCCCCGGCTCAGGCCCGCTTTGACGGCTTGCCGTGAGCGGAGTCGAACGGCTTTCAGGCCCTCGCCCGCCAGCGCCAGCAGCGCCGCGGCGGCATACAGCCCGAGCAAGCCCAGCCACAACAGGGCGCACAGCCAGCGCTGCGCGCGGTGGATCACAGCGCGGCTCATGCGGCCTCCTGCTCGAACGGCGTGACCACGAAGTCTTCCACCCCGCTGACCACGGTGATGCCGGGCACGCCATACACCGCGTCCGGTTCGTTGAGGATCGCTTCCTTGTTCACTTCCTCCTTCACGCGCACGAAGCGGTCCAGCTTGCGCTCGTACAGCAACTGAATGACCGCCGCGATGCCGGTCACCCGGCAGGAGGGCGGCCGCTGCCGCCATTGCACCGCGCCGGTGATCAGGTTGGCGGTTTTGGTCTTGCCGTTTTCGGTCAACTCCTCCCTGTTCGCCTCGCACCAGGCCTGAATGCCGGCCTGGGTGTCCATGATTTTGGCCTTGCGCGCTTCCAGCGCCGCGTGCCACCTTTCAGTGATGGCGGCCAGCTCGTCGTTCATCGCCGCCTCCTCCCGGATCAGGGCGCGCTGTTCATCGCCCAGGGTCTTGATCCACGCCGCGCACTCCGCGCGGTGCTGCGGGGCCGGCGCCAGCAACGCCGGGGCCTTGATACGGGTTTTCTTGGGTGTGGTCGCCATGTGGGTCTCCAGTGGTAGTGGATAGTGGATAGTGGATAGTGGTTAGCGGGGAGCCGGGCCGTCTCGGCCCGGAGGGGACGGGACGCCCCCGCTCCTACGGGCGATGTTCCAGGCCAGCCAGGCGATGAGGCCGGGAATCAACATCAACGCGACGGGGCGAACAATCGGGCCGGAAGCGAGAAACAGATCAAGCATGGTCGTCTCCTATAGGGTGTAGGCCGGAATAAGCCAGTCCTGAGCGGGGCCGAAGGGCGCGGTGTGGGAGCCGCGCCCTCGCGGCGACCGAGCGCGTTTCCGGCGGCGACGCTACTCATCGATCAACTCCGCCACCCGGCACCCGCTGCAATCCTGCCGGGGGCAGGACAGACACAGGGCATTCGGATCGGGCTTGGCGTCCCGCTCCGTAAGCTCCAGGAGGCGGCGGTAGCGGTCCGGCAGCCGGCTATTGCCGGCCACCGTCCCATATTTGCCGTTCCGCAACAGACTGGCGGTGGGTTTGGCCACGTCCAGAATCAGCGCGATATCGGCCAGGTCGAGCATCAGCCGGCCCGTTCCGCCGTGGACCGTGCCCTGAGCGGAGTCGAAGGGGGAGTCGCGCGGAGGTTGTACAACAGGCTCTGCCGCCGCTGTAGCGTCAGCCCCGCCCGCAGCGCCCGGCCAAGCCCGCTGTTACCATCGGCGGCCAGCTCCGCCAGGGCCGGGTCGGGCCGATAGACCAGTTCAGTCTTGACCAGCCGCCCGAACCCGAAGCCCAACGCCCGCCGCACGGCCTCGATATCGGTGAAGTGAATGGCCGCCGTCTCCAGCGAGAACACCGTCCCCGCCGCCGTCACCACCCGCTCGCCATCATTCAAGGCCTCCTTCAGCGCGGCCTCCACCTGCGCTAGGGCCGCGTGCAAGGTATGTATCTGGCGTTTCAACGCCAGCGCCTGCAAGGCCAAATCCTCCAGCCAGTGTTCCCGTTCAACGTGATCCGCGCCCCGGCCCGCGCCCTGAGCCGTGCCCTGAGCCGTGCCCTGAGCCCTGCCCTGAGCGGAGTCGAAGGGGGAGTCGAAGGGGGAGTCGAATCGGTCCAAAGTCAGCCCCCGCGCGGCGATCGTGGCGGCCGTCTCGATAGGCGTTGCATCGTTCATAAGTGTCTCCATCAAAAGGTGGGTAGGAGCGGCCTTCAGGCCGCGACGTCGCCCGCCAGGCGTCCCCGGCGGTGAAGGACCTCCGGAATGGCCCCAGCCATTCCGCAAACCCCTCTGGCAGTGGACAGGGGTTAGTGAATAGGGAATAGGGAATAGAACAACCCTTCTTCGCTATCCACTCGCCACTGTCCACTAACCACTACCCCTGCCCCCTATTCCTCCGCCACCGGCGCCCGACCCGTGGCCGCCAGTGCTGAATTGAGCACCTGCGCGTCCAGCGTGCTCAGGCCATTGGCGTCCAGCACCCGCTTGCAGGTCTCCGCCAGTTCGATGGCGGGCCCCCAATAGCCCTTGCGACTCGCCTGCCAGAAGGCCGTCGCTACCTTCAGATCCACCTCGCCGAAGCGCGGGCGCAATACATGCACCAGGGTCTCGGCCCGATCCATCGGCGCCATGACCACGCGCTTGCCGCCAATGCGGTCATTCAGTTGTTGCAGCAATGGCGCGGTACGGGCGTCGACGAACTGCCGGCTATACAACTCGGTGCCGATCAGCAGCACGGCATAGCCGCATTCGTCGGCGAGGTAACGCAGCGCCTCCAGGGTCGCCCAGTTGGCCTTGTTGCATTCGTCCACCACCAGCAGCGGCCGACCCTCGCCGGGCACGCTGGCCGGGTAGTCCTCCACCAGGCCATCGTGACCGGCCAGGGCCAGGGTCTGCTTCAGGGTTTTGGCCAGCTTGAAGGGGCTGATGCCCTGATAACCGCAGATCCGCACCGTGCGCGGCTGCGCGGCCAAAAACTTCCCGGCCGCCGTCTTGCCGATCCGCGTCGGCCCGGTCAGCTCGCCAATCGCCGCGTCCTCGGCCTGCCGCAACAACAGCGACAAGGCCAGGGCTTTCTTCACGGACGGGGTTTGCGCGTACTCTTTCATCGGGTGTCTCCTGTGGATGTAATAAGTGACTGAGTAGTGGTTAGTAAACAGTGGCTAGTGGCTAGAACAGTGCATAGTGATGAGTGGCTAGTGGATAGAAAAACAGGATTTTGCTGTTCACTATTCACTAGTCCCTATCCACTGCCCTGCTGTCCACTAACCACTTGCCACTAATCACTTTCTTCAGCGCTCCAGCCGCAACCCATGCCGCGCGGCGAAGTCGCTCAGCGCCTGGGCCCCATTCAGCCGCCGCGCCTGTTCCAGCGCATCCGCGTTCAACAGGTTGACGATATGCTCGGCAAACTCCCGGCAGTGCTGCTCGCGGCCCGTGCGGAGCGGGACGCGGGCTTCGCAGCCGGCGGAGGTCGGCGCGCCCTGGATGAAAATATCCAGGAAATTGCCGGTGGCGTTCGCGGTGGCGCGAAGTTCATAACGGGTAGTCATCAGTGGGTCCTCGGGGTGAGTGATATATATTTCTGACGGAGGCGCGCCGCGTAAGCCTGGATATCGTCAAGATCGCAGTCCTCGGCGATGGCGAGCATGCGGCCCAAATCGCGGGCAAACCCCGAACTGGCCCGCTCCAGCGCGGCCTGCCGCACGGCGGCATCGAGCAGTTGCTGGTTCGCTCGGTCCAGCGCGTCGCGAGCCTCCTCCAGGGTCCGCACGCGATCGGGTGGGGTGACGTCGGGCAGCTTGAACGTGCCGAGAGTCGTGCCCTGAGCGAAGTCGAAGGGGGAGTCGGACGAGTTGTTCACATGCCCTCCTTCAAGTTCAGGCAGCGTTGATATTCGTTCAGGAAATTCGTGATGAGCCTGGCCCTCTCCAAAGCCTCTTTGTCAAAACCACTCCTGATCGGAATGCGGGCGATGCAGCCCGATCCGGCACTGGCGTTGACATGTACGATGTCGATGTATTGGCCGTTTTTATTGACCCGGGTCGTGTAAGTGTTCACGCGTCCTTCCAGTCCGTCTCGGCCAGCCAGGACAGGGATCCCGTATGTAGTCACGCCCCCTCCCGGTCGATCGGATGACCCATCCAGCTCGCCAGCACCGCCATGGCCAAGCTCGCGGCCGCCCGGGGCTCCGGGTGCCTGTGGATATGCCCGATGAAATCCTTCAGATGTTCCAAAAATTCATCCGGCGCCGGGTTCGCTACAATTTCGCTAGCAGGCTCAATCGCGCCCGCCAGCGGAATCAGCGCATAGGGGCCTTTCACGAAGCGACCCCGCTCCTTGAAGCTAAACACCGCTTCCATGGCGATGAAGTCGACCATCACCAGATCCACGGTCTGCACGTTGACGGGCCTGTCCTGAGCGGAGTCGAAGGGCTTCACGCGGTCCTCCAGCCCGTCACGGGGGCAGTGTCCACGTGGCGCAGCGCCTGCGCCTTCAGCTCGCGCTCGATCTGGTGCGCGCGGTCCAGCGCATGGGCATGCGTGCCCGTCAACAGCACCTCAACGGCGCGTTCGTTCCAGCCGATCTCCATATACCAGCCATCGGGGCCCAATCGCGGGCAGTGTTGAATTCTGATCATTTGCGATCTCCAGTAATGTGGGTATGTGGGAGCCGAGCCATCTCGGCGACTCCGGGGGCAAGCCCTGTCCTGAGCGGAGCCGAAGGGCCGGCGGGAACGGGCTCCAGTCGTCGCCCCGAGGGCGGGGCTCCCACGGTCGCGGCCCGGGCGCTCCCGTGGGCCGCCAGCACCGCATCGTCATAATCACGGTTCGAGGCCCAGGCATAGGCCAGCACGACCGTGATCCAGGCGATCGCGGCCAGGGTGGGGGTTTTGTCGGGGATCATTGCAGCGCCTCCCCGAGTGTGGCCATGGCGTCCAGCGCCCGCGCCAGAGCGCGCGCATGGTCGATCGGCAGGCCCACATGCGCACGCTCCATGAAGGCGGCATGCAGGTGAGTGGTAGCCGCGCCGTCCTTGTAGCGCATCTCAAACACGGCGATGTCCTCACCGCATGAGTCGAGCCGCAGCGTGATGGTGGTGGAAAAACTCATGCATACCCCCCCAGCACGAAGCTGCCATTGGCGACCGTCTCGTCTTCTCCCGCCATGCCGACTGTGTCGGCCTGGCCGGGGCTTTTCATGCCATGCCGGGGGCAAAGGAGATCAATGAACTGATACTTGTCGACCTTCTCCAGCCGTACGTAAGCGGTGTGATGGATAACGAAGTCCCGCAGAGCGGCGGCCGTGATATGCCACGCATACCTTTGCCCGTCGCCGACCTTCTTCGCCGGCAGCCAGCCGCGCTGTATGAACGCGCCCACCTGCACATCGGAGCAGCCCAGCAGGAGCGCCGCTTCCTGGGCGGTATACACGCCCGCGTCGGCGCGGGCCTGCCGGTAGTGAAAGCCCAGTTCCAGCCGCCGCCGGATGATGGCTGACACCGAGCGGTGGTAGCCTTTCCGCTCCAGGCGCTTGCTCAGCGCCGGGGGCTTGAGATGCGCCCAGCGCTCGACCAGGGCGTCTTCCTCAGCCGTCCAGGGTTTGCGGTTGGGGACTAGCGCGTACAGACAGCCGAGTTGGGCGGCGCGACAGTAACACTGCACGGCCGTGCGGCCCTTGATCTGGGTCAGCATGATCTTGATGCGGTCCTGCCGCTCGCCCATCGTGCGCGATCCGTAGGTCCAGCGGATCAACTCATCCTGCTCCGGGGTCCAGTCCAGGGCGCGCACGTAGCGCTTGGCCGCGGGGCGGGACGCCCCCGCTCCACTGTAGTGTTCATTCAGCATGGCGCGCCTCCGCGAGTACCGCCTTGACGGCCCGGATGGTGTTGGCGCACCGCAGCAGGTCGGCGGGGGTGGGGAATTGCACGCCGATCTTGATATACAGGTTCGCGGCGTCGCGGGCTTGTTGGTCAGTCAGGCCCGCCAGGGCCTGGCGCCATACCTCGATCATGCGCTCGGGGGAGTCGGCGATAGGCCTCACCGGGACGTAGAGCCGGTAAAATCGTTCCAGCATTTCAACAAGAGTCTCTTCGGTCATGTTCATGTTGTGCTCTCCACTATTCACTTGCGTGCTCCCGTTCCGCCGCCAGCTTGTCCAGCTCGGCCGCCTGGGCGTACAGCGCCTGGGCGCGGCGTTGCTCGTCGTAATACGCCCCGCCATCGGCGTACTGGGCGTCGGCATAGGTCCGGTCGCCCGCCTCGCGCAGCTGCTTGGCATGCGCGCGCAATTGCGCCGGGGTTTCCAGTGTTTCGGGTGTTGTCTTCATCTCAAGCTCCTGTGGTGAAAAACTCGGTCCGGACCGCATTCGCCCCGCCCGGATAACATTCGGTAAGAATCTCGGCCGCCGCCAGGGTCCCGGCCATGGCGGCGGCATACTCGGCCAGCGACCGTGGGAGCCCCGCCCTCGGGGCGACGGAACGCTCCGGCGTTCCGTCACGTAACCTGGTTAATTCTTCTTCACTTATACTCACGACATACCTCCCTCACGCGTTTGCTAAAACCTGTTCAATACCTTTTTCCCGGAGTCGGTAAAAAGGTCTTTTCTAACCCCTAACCCCTAACCCCTATCCACTAATCCCCCTCAGCGCCGCGACCTCCGGGTTCTCCTCGATGCGAAATTGGCTCAGCAGCGGAGCGGCCTTGCGCGTGGCCTGCTCGACCAAGGCTTGCGCCTGCCGCTCGACCGCCGCCTTCATCGCTTCGGATTCAGCCGACAAGCGCACCACCAGCGGATCGCTGAAGTTAGGCTCTTGCCGGGTGGCGTCCAGGAACTTCTTGTGTTCGGCCACCACGTTCAGCGGGTACACCGCCCGCCGGTCCTCGGTCAGCACCTCGCGGTAAGCCTTCAGCCGCCGGCCGCGCTCCTCGGCGCCGGTCTGTTCGAGGAAGCCATACGTCGGCTCCAGCGCGGCGGCGCAGAGCAGCCGGCCGCCATCGGGGCGCTCGAACACGAAGGCCAGGCGCGGATCGTGCTCGGCCACTTTCACCAGGCGCGGCCCGGCGATGCCGAGTAGCGCGTCGTCGTAATAATTCAGTCCGTTCCAGGTCAGCCGCCCGCCCTTGATGCGCCGCGCGTCGGCGTCGGCGAAGCTCAGCATCAGCGCCGCCGCGTCGGCCTGCGCCGGCCGCCAGCCGGCTTCGTGCGCGGCGTTGATGCACTCGATCGGCGAGCGCCCGCCCAGCGCTTTCTGGGCCCGGTTGTGGTAGCGGTCCAGTAGGGTGTCCACGTCCAGCGACAGCGCCAGCCAATCGCCGCCCGGGTAGCCGGTCGGGTCCTTGCCCAGGTTCTGGGTCTTCTTGGTGATGCGGTTGCCGCCCACCCAGCCCGGGATCTGGCAGAGGTAGTGCTGCTCGAACACGCTGAAGAAGCTCTCCATCGGGCTGCTTTTGCTGTTGTAGGGAAGCTTTCGGATGACCGGCTGCCCGTCCTTGCCCTGGTGGCGGAGCGGCGCCGGCGCGCCGCTCAGTTCGGTGCGCGCCAGCCCGGTCAACTGGGTCAGCGCGGCGAACCCGCCAATCATCTCCGCCCACTTGTATTCACTGCCGTTATCCAGCCCCAGCACGGGGGGGATGCACCGCGTGGCGCACAGATGGGCGAAGCTTTGCGCCACGTGTACCCGCCGGACCGACTCGCCCTTGTCAGGGAGGATCAAGTGCGCGGTGACATAGCCGGTGGCGACGCACATCCAGGCGATCAGCTTGGGATAGACCAGCCCGCGGCCTTCGATCAGCACCGGAATATCCAGCGGATGCACGTCGCCGTAGACGATCTCGAACGGCTTCAAGTCCTTCCGATGACGCCGGATCGAGGGGAGATACTCGTCATACTCGCTCTTGGCGTCAGCGGCGTTCACCGCCAGCACCTGGTAGTCTCGCCCCGCCTCGACCACGTGGCGCGGTACGGCGCACTCGGACAAGGAGGGGTGCCAGCCCCGTGCCTGACAGAGCTCCTGGAGGGTCAGGCCGGCATGCTCGCGAATCTGCCGCCAGCCTTTCATGCCGGCCGCCCACGCGCTTCTTATATAAGCGTCCAGTTCCTCGCGAATCGCGGCCAGCTCGCCCGCCGGCAGCGGACAACTCTTGTCAAAGGCCAGGCTGATGAGCGCCCGCCGCTGGCCGATGTCGGCCCGGGGCGCCCGCGCCAGGGCCATCAATCCGCCCTGGGCATAGGCTTTCTTCTGCCGGTAAACGGTGCTGACGGCGACGCCCAGCGCCTCGGCCCGCGCCTGCACCACCGCCCCGCGCGTCGCCTTCGGCGCGCTCAGCACCGGCGCCAACGCCTCCACCGCCGTCAACGCCTGCCGCGTCCGCGCCGCCGCCCGGGGGTCATGCCGCACCGTGGGCGCGGGGGTGGGCGCGGCCGTGGGAGCGGCCTCAAGAGCCGTGCCCTGAGCGGCTTTCCCTGAGCGGCTTGCCCTGAGCGGAGTCGAAGGGAGCCGAAGGGAGTCGACGGCCGTGCCCCGAGCGGAGTCGAGGGGCGCGGCGCCCAGCGCCTGAGCGAATAACGCCTTCCGCACCGACTTCGGTAATGAAGTCACCGCGTACTCCAACCCGCCCCCCCGGCCCGTGCGCGGACGGGCGGTCCAGGCCTCGCGGGTGGCGCGATCGATGACCCGCTGTTTGGTGCCGGGACAATCCATCACCCCGGCTGCCTGCGCGGCGGCGGCGATTTCCTGGGCGCTGTACCATTGCCGCATGGCTACATCTCGAAAAAGGCGGAGAGCCGCCCCGTGCTAGGCTTGCGGGTGCCTAATCCACAACCCGCCAGGGGGCTCTCCATGAACTCGAATACTGAATCCTTCACCGTGTCCGCCGAGCGCCTATACACCATGGTATGGATGGCCGTGGAACGAGTATTTCTGGCACACATTGATGAACGCCCAGATGTCATGGCTGAGTTGGAATGGCTGGACGACTACGCGCCCGATTCTCTTGAACAACTATCTGATAGCGTTGATAGGCTGATAATCGATGCATGCGCGGATTGCGGTAATCCGACCCCGCGTCTGGCATGGACGGAGGCGGAGCCGAAATTGCTGGCATTAGTGCTGGATCGGATAACCCTGCTTGGCCAGGAGCTTCGAGCACTGCACGGATTGTCGACGGTACGTCTTTCAATAAGGCCTGAAGTGCTCGTTCTGCATCTGCTATTGCGGCGGCCGTTGTCATCGTTCTTACTCTCTTGATTCGGGTTCTCGTTAGCCGGTCCGGCCTACCCGCCGCGCCGTCCGCGCCACCGGCGGCGCGTCGGCGGGATCGGGCGCCGGCTTCAGGCCCAGCGCGATGGCGGCCGTGTGCGCGTCGCCCCGGTCGCCCTTGGTGCGCCCCTGCAACAGATCGACGACAACGTGCTTAGGCACGCCGATGGACTTGGCGAATTCTTTTTGCTGAATGCCGTGGGCCTTCAGCCAGGCCCGGGCTTGGAGAGGGGTTCTGGTTTTCATGGTAATAAACAGTTCTAATCGGTGAAAAACTGAACGAGTGGAGAGTATGAGACCGTTTGGACACACATGCAAGAATTATTTGTGACTATATGGACACTATTGGAGGCAGGCTGAAGGCTGAGCGGCTGCGCCTGGAGAAGACGCAGGAGGAGTTTGCTGTGATCGGGAAGATTCAGCGGAGGGGGCAGATTCGTTACGAATCAAATGAAAGGTGCCCAGATGGTCACTATCTGGCCGCAATTGCTGCGGCCGGCGCCGATGTCAACTACATCCTGACCGGCGTGCGCGCGAGCGCTCATTCAGCGGGTCCGGCGTCTCCGCTTACTCCGCGTGAGGCCGCGCTTTTGGACAACTACCGCCACAGCTCGGACGCCGCTCGGGACGCCCTCGACAAGACGAGCGCTGCGTTCGCGCAACCGGCCACGCAAGTAAAGGATGGGTAATGGAGCGTCGGCAGGCGCCCGTGGGAGCGGCCGCTCGCCGTGAGCGGCTTGCCCTGAGCGGCTTGCCCTGAGCGGAGTCGAAGGGAGTCGAAGGGAGTCGAACGGTCAGGCCTGTCCGCGCCCGCCAGATCCCGAGCCAGGGCGCGCGGTGGCGTCCCAGTTACGACACAGTTACGACACAGTTTGTCCCCGAAACCGCCCGCCTGCACGGGCCGACGGCCACGCCAAAACCGCCGTCATATCAACGGCTTGCGCGAACTGTGTCGCAAAATCACGGAATTTTAACGAACGACACAGTTTCGACGTTAACTGTGTCGTTCCAAACGGCGGTGGGCGGGGCCTGTGCCAGCGCGCCATCGCGCCTCGCCCCACCCCCCACGGACCCCTTGCGGACCCGCCAATCACCGCCGGCATTTCATAATAAAGACAATATCATCAACCACTTAGCGCCCAACCCCGGACGCCTAGGACAGTGCCGCACCCCCCACCACCACCCCGCCCCGGCCTCTTCGCTGCGCCCCGCCCGCCTTTCCAGAACCGCCCTCAGAAGCCCTGACAACATTTGCAAATAATGTTATCCACCCCGCCCCCTAACTTTTCCGAATTTTCGGCAAAATCAAAGCCAAATCAACAACATGCCAGATCCCACCATTCTCATTTATTGTTATCCGTATTTTCATTTATTTCTATCCACCCTACCGGTGATGAGTTCCACCAGGAAACCAAGGGTCAGGCTTCGGCCTTGACGGTGGTGCCCCGGGTGATCCGGTCAGCAGGCCGGGAGGGCTTCACCTTGCCCTTGATGCCAGCCAGCCGCCGGGCGTCATGCCTTGCCCTCGAAGCTCAGCCGATGGCCTTGCCGGTGCGATCCGGGAGGGCCTTGCCG